ATAGGATTAAGTTTATAAAACTTAATTTTCTCCGGCGTCTTGCCGGTCTTCAACCTTTAAAGGCTTCCAAGGATTCCAATTTACCTTGGGTTGCCCGACACCAAGACGGGTCCCCTAAGGGTCCCTTCCGCGTTTTATGGCGGTTCTCTCGGCGCGAACTGTTCAAGGTTTGGAATTGTTTGATGATCTATAGTGGCTTCATGTCACAGAAAATGACCGTCAAACAATGGAAGAAGCTCAAAGCTTCGGTTTATCGGGATCCAGTTAATACTGAATTCCTAAAATCGTCTAAACAGATGGTTGATAATGCCATTCTGTCTAATCGCTATGAGTTTTCTATACCTCCAGTTCTTGGTGGTAGTCGACTACTCGATTATCGCCCTGGCTCAAAAAGAGCCCCTTCCTTTTTCTATGAGGTAAGGTCGCTGCCTGAAGAGGAAACTATCATTGATAGTCTAACATGCCTCGCGGGTTCCAAAGCTTTTACGGATAGGTTTTGGCCTATCTTATCAAAGACTGTGGAGGGTCTGGAAAAGCCTCTAGCTGATTTGACTCAGTTAGTTGCCTTTTCTCATCCCGATCCCCGGTTTGTGACCGTTGGTCACATGGCTTTCATTCAGGAAGCTGGGTATAAGCTCCGCTATGTTGCTAACCCTTATCGGGTCATGCAATCAGCATCTTATCCAATCGCTGATTGGGTATATGAACAACTTCGTTTGTTTCCAAACGATTGTACATATGACCAAGACAAAGGGACCAGACTCATTCAGAAGGCTTTACAGTCTGGAAAGACTGTATACTCTTTTGATTTGTCTGGAGCCACCGACAACTTTCCTCTTTCATTGCAATTACATGCTCTGAGGAGGATGGGTGTTGATCCTCTGTGGATCGATTTCATTGAAACCGTTTCCCATGGAGATTGGCTCGTCATGAACTCTGATCTTCCTATTAAGGAGAATCAGGGTTATGGACGTATTGCCTGGCAGGTTGGACAGCCTTTAGGCTGGAAACCTAGC